TTATATAGCTTTTTTTGACTGTTCTATTTTCTGGCACTTTTCCTCCCATTCAATTATGTCTTGAGTTAAATAACGTTTCATTGTGCCGCCGGAAGAATCAAAAGCTGGGGCAGGGAATGGTATTCCCCATGGCGTTTTTGCTTCCCATCTATTTAATGTACGCTTCGTTATATGAAACATTTCACAAACGCTATTAGATGTTAGATATTTACTCATCATCATGACACCTCCTTCAAACTTTGCTTAACTGAATCGGGCAAGCCAAATACATCTTTAAATGCCTGATCAAAACCGCCGTCATTAATAAAGCTATCTATAGTGTTTCTAGAATGCTCATGCTTTGCGATGTAGCTGCTGAGCTTGTGATAGATCTGGTTTACATTAGATTTATCCACGCCCACTAAAATGCATTCACCTTCTTGCCAAGACCGGTAGCCAAAGCTAACAGCAGGCGAATTCTCAACGATATTCAAAAATGATGAATACTGTTGAGGCGTGAGAATTAGATCGAACGGCTTCTCTTTGTACAACTCATCAATAATGAAGTTCGCCACAGCAATGTTTGTTTGTTGAATTTCAGTCATTGATTGGCTCCTTTGGATCTTCACCTAGCGCAGACCAGTGAGTAATTTTTTCCTGAATTAATGCTTCACCGCTAATAGGGCAAGAAAAACCAAAATGATTTTCCCAGTCAGCCGCTATCTGCTCACCTTCGATAAAAATTTGATAACGTCCATTGATGTGCGGTGATTGTTTTTCGTAATCAATCCAATTCGGCACCGCTTGGGCTTTGGCTGCTTGTAACTTCTTCCATAGCTCATGTGTTTCTTCGGGGTAAACATCACGACGGCCAGACGCAGACATTGGGCTTACAATAAACTCATCCTGCATACGATCTATAGCCGAGGCAGCTCGTCCATAACCCCAATAAAGTTTTCGCTGAAGGTTTGAAACACTACCGCTTAAGCACTTTCTAACCACCGCAACCGCTTTTTGGTAATCTTCTTCTGAAATATCCATCACACCACCAATCTTTTATTAAAATAGAAAATTAAGTCTTAAAACTTCTCTACTTATTTATTTAAGTAGAGAAGTAACGCTTAGCTAACAATTTCATATTTTGATAACTGAACACTCAGAATCTTGTTGCTCCTGATATTCCATTCAATCTCATCAAGACCGAATGTTTGCTGTAGAAGAGCACTGAGCTGTTCAAAGCTAAGGTTTAGGTCACTACGTCTGGTTACCACGGTACTGATCATCTGTTTACAGTTTTCTAAAGAAAAAGGCTGATTTTCTTCAGTGATTAAAGGCTCAGTTTTAGGTGAAGATATATTTTCTGGCTCAGAACTTTTTAGAGGTTTCACGATTGCCTGTTCTTCGACTATTGGCTTCGCTTCTTCTTTAGATGAACCGACCATAACTTTAAATGCTTCAGCTGCAGCTACGCTTTTTAAAAAACAATCAGCTGCTTCTTGTACTTTTGCATTCATTGAACGTTGAACCAGCTCTTGAGCATGATGAAAAAGGTAATCCCTATCGGCACCTGAGATATCCAGCATTTTTTTCAGGCCTAAGCGTTCCCACTGAACAATGACGGCTGTACAACGGCTCATCTGTAATGGAATCTGACGTAATTCACTTTCAGAAAATTCGCTATAGGACTTCTGGGGTTTACTTAAAGATTCAGGTGCAACCTCCTGAGTTTCTCGTTTAACAACTGAAGCCTTAGGGGTTAAATCATCCAGAGTCTGATGCTTAGCAATCTGTTCCGTTGTATCCACCTTTGGTTCTGCATTTTTGGCTTTGAGAGCCTTAGGTAAATACCAGGCTTCATCTTCTTTATAGGCTGAAATATCAGTCAGAACTTCACGTACAGTTTTATTACTTAACTGGCAAATCGTCATTATTTGTGCGATTTGCAGGCCGGTAGGTGCATCATTTAGTGCACTGATTATTTTTTGCTTGGCTTTATCCAAAGCATTTTTACTGTTGTAACGTTTTAGATCAGCTGCTGAATTCATTACATTCTCCAGTTGGCTTCTTTAAATTTTGCGTTAGTGATAAGAGCTTCAATTTCAAACAGGCCGACATTGGTAAAGATGTGATCCATCTTGCAGCCAAAGACAGTCAGGGTGCGGGTGATAGATGAGTATGTATATTTCATAGTGATGCCGCCGTATATCTATTATGGAATTTGCCACCCCGAAGGGCGACATGGCCCTTATTCACTGATCTCTGCATAGCGACGGTCATAAGCTTCATTGATCCGCGCCGTATCATCGTCTGAAAGGCTATTGATTGCCGGATCACTCATGATGTCATTCAGACGGTCTACATTTTGGGCGGCATCAATATGGGCTATATAGGAATCCACCAGACTTACCGCATCAGCGAAAATATCCTGCTGTGACAGCACTTCTTTGCGCTGTGCGTAGAGACTCAACAGGTCGTTATAATCTTCCACCGTCATTTTGGCCTTATGGTTTTTAATACTCTGAGCTGTTTCAGTCTCTAGCTGATGCACATCCTGAGTATCTGCAATCATTCGTTCCATTCCTGCCCGGGTAGAAGTGCTCTTGATCTTGTCTACTGGTGCCTGTCCTTGCTGATAAACACTTTCCTCATCAAGACGCTGTTTGACGTAAGCCAATAAGTAATTTCTATCGACCTCAGTTAATTTGGTCTCCTTCTCGATCTGACTTTTTAAACCATTAATAGAGCTGGCCTGAACGGTACTGGTGAGCGTCTTCATATAGCTCTTTTTAATTTCAGCAGATTTGTTTACATCGACCTGAGCAGTTTCTGATGTTTTATTTTGCTGGATCAAGTTCTCAGCTTCTTGCTGTAGCCGTTTAAGATCTTCCACAGTCAACTCTGCATCTACAACTTCATTCTCTGTAGAATTCTGGACATTTTCAATTTCAACAACTTTTGGCTGTTTACGTGTACGTGGTTTCTTTTCTTCCTGAACTGGCTGTTGCTCGGCTTGCTGTTGTTGTGCAGGTGTTTCTTTAACGACATTAGCCTTAAGGTCAGAGGTAGTCACCGGTGAGGTCTGCTGTACTGGTTCTGGCGTCACATCAATAATGGCGTCCTGTTCTTCTTCCTGAGTCCGGATACCCATTAACACTTCTGGTGCGTAGATCCGGCCAAAGAATGATGCAGCACGATAACGCAGCATCTGTTCAGGCATGGTTTGCCATTTAGATCCGTTCTTTTGATACCAGCCTTCTTTCACTGCCATTTCCATTGAGATTTCAGCAGATTCAAGGCGCTCACCTGTAGCTGTTTCAATGGCCCATGCTTTACAGGTGATATTGCGTAGTTTGACAGTATGGACTTTTTCTTCTGGCAGACTCTTGCGGGCGCGCTCATTCCACTTCCATTCCTTGGTGGTGTAGGTCACTTCCACTTCACCACGGTCTTGCATTTCAAAGCGCAGCGGTGAGTACTTGCCAGAGGTATTAATTGCCCCGATCACGAACTGTGATGACCAGGCTGGACGACCTTCGACAATATAAAGGTTCTGCATAATCATCAGCGGATCGGCACCCATGCGGTTTGCCATATTCAGGGCAATGACACAGTTGGCCAGACCATTCGGGTTAGGTTCACTACGGTACAGCCAGTTTCCATTCTGGTCTTTACCGTCTTTGATCTTTAGTGTATCGCGGTAAACTTCCGGTACCATGGTTGAGGCGGCGAGCATTTTGGCAATACGTTGTGCCAGTTCAAAACCTTCTAGTGAAGTCAAGCTGACTTCAACGGGTCTAGGTGCTGCTACAGCAGTCTGACGTGAGGTACGGATCTGTTCAGCAGTCATTACTTGAGAAGTCATTGTTTTAATCCTTATAAAAATTATTTGCGAAATTTGCAGGTGTGATAAACAGGGCAGTATTTGTCGTGACACATCATTGATTTTGAGTTGCCGTAAAATACGCCGTGCTTAATGAGTTTTGCTGCGTGGTGCAGTAGTCCAGGTTCTTCTTCAGTACCTAGAAGTACCTCTGCAGGTGAGTCGATTTCACCGATACCGACGTGCTGACCTTTATCTGTTTTTCCGGTAGTCAGGCCGTAGATACGGGCAGGGGCCAGCACCGGTTCTTGCAGTGCATGACTGGCCAATACGGTATAGATCCCCATTTGTGGTGTATGGCCTACGGTCTTGACTATGCCGTCTGAAGCAACAGCATTCTTGCCAGATTTAAGGTCGCCAATGCCCAGTTCACCCTCATTATTTTCATAGATGCGGTCAATGGTGCCTGTAAGCTCAATGCCCAGATCAGCAAGGATGAGAGATTCACAGCGCACTTCCACACCTATAAATTTTTGGGTTGGCGCAATATGAGTGATGTACTTTTGCATTAATGAATGACCAATTGCCTCAGCAGCATTTTGGTCCAGGTCAGACCAATCTACTTCTTCACCTGGCTGCCAGATCTGGTGATGCAGGATCTCGCGGCATTCTTCCAGGGTGACGTCTTCTCCGATCAGGTTCAGATAGTCCCACTGGGTTACTGCTTCATGAACTGCTGTACCTAAGCGCGTACGTGCACCGGCTGGAGTGCGTTTGTTTAAAAGATTCTTGGCTTCCCAGCGTGCCGGACAGTCAAACAGGTCGGACAGGGAGCTGGCCCGGATTGGAATAATTTTTTCTGGATTTACGGCTGCATTCATTAGCGAGCCTCCACAACCTGAACCAGTTGAGGCTCTTGAGAGAACTTCGCGTTATAAGCATGGGCTTGGACTGCCTGAGTTTCAGCTTCATTCGCACAGCTACGCAGCATAGCAACCAAGCCAATGACTAGGCTTAACAATAAGAGGAAAGTACAAAGGTCAGCGAAGATAGAACGGGGTTTACCGTACATTTCTTCTTGGGTAGGTTCTTGAAAGAGGATCTGAGTCGTTTGACTCTTAACAGCTTTTTGTTTCATAATTCACTTACTCACAGGTTAGGTGTGGGTCGGGCCTCTGATAGTTGTCGCTATGCAGAGGTTTTTTGTTATCTGTGGATTTTATATTAGCATACTAATATTAGTAGTCAATAAGAATGCTAATATTTTTAAATTGATTTTTAATAGACAAAAGAAAACCCATCACAGGGATGGGTTTGGGTTTGAAGAGTATATTTTTTAAATTGGTAATCCTTGACTATATATTTCATTCAAGCGCTGTTGCTCATCTTCGATGTGGCCTTTCAGTATTGGTGCTGATGACACCTTGTCAGAAAGTTTGAGCATTCTATTTTTAGCTCTTGAAAGCAAGGTTGTATATAGAATTGGTGTAATCACGACATTATCACTCCATTCTTTTCGCGGTGAATTTTCACCACTCTCAATTTTATCCCCAAGAATAAAACCATGTACTTTAGTATTTTTGGTGATAGCACCTTTTGATTCTAATTCTTTAATGTATTTCCAAATTTGGTCTTTCTCAACACTACCTAGCCACAATCCCGTAGTTTTTAAATCAACTATAACTACATGCTCTACACCAATTTCCTCATGATTTTCCTCATCAAATTTAGGGCGACTAAAAGCTTCAGGAATAATCACATAGTCAGGTCTGTTTTTAGATCCTTTTTCTTTAAGATCAAATAAAGCCTTAAACACTGTGGACATTCCTTTATTTGAACTAAAATCTATTGCTTCGAAATTAGCACCAAACATCCATAAGCCATTATTGAAAAGAGTCTGTAATTCCTGAACCTCTCTAACTCCAAGAATATTAATTCTTGATTCAAATTCAGCAATAGTTTTTAAACGCCCTTCAATTTCGTCTAGTACAATTTTTGCCATACTAACACCCCAATCTTCTAGTATTGAGTTTAGTTTATCCAACTCATCTAAGGAAATGTTAGCTAGCTTTTGTAATAAATTATACTTACTTGATGATTTTTCCAAATTTATCAAGATATTAGTAATATTATATAAGTCTTTTTCAGATAGTGATGGGCAAAGGCTTACAGTATCATCTACAAAAGTAGTAACTTTTGCTTTTGAAAGACGGCTCAAAGAAGTGGAGTTTGTGCGAACAGCGCCTAAAACTTTATTAGCCTTCTGTTTGGCTTCTTTCAAAATAGGCTCATTCATTAATTCCTTTATTGCAGGAATCATGGTCTCCTCAAATTCTGTCCAAATATCATTCTGCATATCAAAACCAGACCAATCTGGCAGTACAAGATTTAAAGTATGAAGACAATCTGCCTCAACAATTAGATTATACTTTTTTGCTGAAGTTGAGCGCTGATCAAACTCTTCGTAGCTTTTTAGAAAGCTCCAATTTATATCTCCAACCAAACGATTATGAACCCACCAAGCCACACCTCTTTGTTTGGTTGATTGATCAACTTTATTAGTATTAATCAATTTTAAAAGAATGGTATTATTTTTAAATGGAACTTCTTTTTCAATAATGCAATCTTTTGGAATATCTTGAAGCGTTAATTGTGCACCATTAATAAAAATTCTGAAGGTTGGACGACTTATAAATCTTGCACTTATTTCTTTTCTAAGCTCTTGAACTTCAATTAAAGAATTAAGATTCTTAATCTCTGTTAAGATAGTTAGACCGTTTTTTTGGTCAGTTTTTTTAGAAATAGATGGATTTAATATAAATGGAGTAGCTTCTGTGTTTGACCTTAAAACTTCGCACTCGAATATCTCTTTATTCTTAACAGCTATAACATGATATTTGTCATTAAAACAAAAACCTGAAAGTCTTCCTTTTCCATTTTTTCCATAAACATGTCTTTTTTCTTGAAATATTCCATTTTCATCATACACATCAATAGTACTACCTTGATTGGTTAGCCTATCATAATTAATTTTCCCCCAAATCTGTTGAAATTCTTTTAGAAGAAGCCCACGACCATCATCTTTAATCTCAAATTTAGGATTTTTTGCTTCACTGGTAGTAGGCCATTTTATATGAACATTCAAAGCACCCGCATCATATGCATTTGCGATTAGCTCGATAATGGCTACAAATGGATCCTTAATCATATTTCCTAAAAATTTATTTAAGAAACGCTGATCGTAACTAGCTCCAAATAGATCATCTTGTAACACTACATACCCCTTTATCTAAAATTTTATAAATAATATTTATATTCACTTCGCAGTTATTTAATTCAGCCAGCAAGGCTATTTATACATCCGAATACTTCTCTAAAAATTCATCCAACCATCCTTGTGCCACTTCAAGGTTAGTTATGTCAGCCAACTTTAGATTGGTCTCTTCTGCTTCGTTAAAGCCTTCAATAATAGCTTCAAAGATATTTGCTTCACTAATGACCTCGCGTGCCATTTCCGCAGCATCATAGCTTTGCTTGACTTTTTTAAGCGAGGCTATTTGTTTATCAATCCCTGCGCCAATTTTATCTAATGCTAATTTAAATTCTTGACGATTAATCGTTAGAGCAGTTTTGGATTTATTAAGTGTTGCGATCATTATGCTTTCCTTCTTCGAGGGTTTTCACCATATTCAACATCTTGATAAAATCTAAGCCGCATATAGCGGCTTGTATTGATTACTTTATATTAAGAGCATGCACCAGCTTGCTGTGCACCATATGTGGCCTGGCTTACGGTATATTTATCACCAGCATTTGATGAGAGTTGCTCAATAAGCCCATCACATGAAAAACCCGATATCTGAAGATATTGTTTTGCAGATCTGACAGCTTGTGCGTTCCAGTCAACATTTAAACTATCAACAGCAACAGTAGCATCAGCTACATCATATCCATCTCCAGCATTTGAAGATAACTGCTGTATCAGGCCATCACGCGAGAAACCCGATATACTTAGATACTGCTTGGCGGATCTAACAGCATTACTTTGTGGACCGGTAAAGTTTGTGCTAGATTCGTTTGCCGTATAACTCGTATCTTGACTAGAGTATGTGGCAGATGCACTGTTTACATTAGCTTTTTGCTCAGCCGAGTCATTTCCAAAAATTAAACCTACCACCATTAGAAAAACAAATATAATTGCTAACCACTTAAAAAAAGTTTTCATGCTAAGACCCCTAACATTACTAAAAAGGAATGAATTTAGAACCACATTTAAGACATACCCATGTTCTGGCGTAGTCTCTTTCTACTTTTTTCTGATTTTCATTTAAGTATTTGTAAAGTCTGTACAGACCATACGAGAGCAGAGCCAACAATGGAGCTGCAATGATAAAAGAAAAAAATCCATCAAAAAATCTTGGTGCAGAAAATGCACTTATTATTGTCGAAAATAATGGAACCCAAAACAAAACGAACAATACGGCAGGTATGAGTGTAGGCATAATACTGGATTTGGGAGGAGCACACGCAGCGGCAAGATGAGATTGTGAGGATGTTTTTCCTTTGCCACCACCTATCGATAGACCACCAGCCGAGAGGCCAACACCAGTAAAACCTGTTTTGCCGGTTCTTGTACCGCCCATCCAAACCATATGCTGTGATTTGGTATTGTTAGAACCACATGAAGGACATTTAGACATTTAAAACCCCAAATTCAATTACCATGTTTCTATAGATGAAATTTGCCAGACCCACCCAACTATTTCGAATTCCTGTTTTTTTATATCTTCAGCAGTTAATTGTATTTCTGGATATTCCAGAGCGTTATCTGAGACAACTCGAACTCCACCGAAGGGTAAGTTATATAAACGTTTAGCCATGAAAAGGCCGCCGTGACAGATAGCATAGATCTTGCCGTCCTTAATTGTTTTTCGGCCCAGATCGATATGGATAGTATCCCCATCCCTGATAGCAGGACTCATTGAATCGCCAGAGGCGAGTGTGGCTACAGCATCCTTTTTATCAATTACCAGTCTTCTTAAAAGAGCTTTTGCGATACGCAGTTTCTGTGTATTGGTTTTAAGAGCCTCACCAATAGCACCAGCCCCACAAGCAAAACTAAAATCTTCAAAGAAAGGAATTTCCACCTCATCATCATCAAGAGGGGTATTTTCATCCCATTCTGAAGCCTCATAGAAAGTCTGTTCTTTTATATTTTTAGGATTATCGCCTGTCTGCAACCAATATGCATCTACACCTAAAAAATTAGCAATTGCTGGTAGGTGTGAGGATGAATCAACCCTACCTGTTTCAAGTTGACTCAATGCTGACTGAGTAATCCCAATTGCCTCAACAACATCCTTCTGGGATTTACCCGCTTTTTTGCGAGCTTCTTTCAGTCTGTCTTTAAGCATAATGCTTTTCCCTTCAATTACTAATAATAGCTTATTAGTCAGCTAATATTAAATCAAATTAGAATACTTATTGACTATATATTAGTATTCTAATAATATTTAGGTTATCACTTATATTTTTAAGGGATGGTCATGAAAACCATTTACCAAAACCTTGTAGAACACTTTGGTGGGCAAGTTGCCACAGCAAAAGCCTTAAGTGTCAGTCAAGCAAATATCAGCGGGTATGTGGCTGGCCGCTGGAATATGTCTGAAAAAGTCGCTATCAGGGCCGAGCGTGTAACTAATGGAAAGTTTAAAGCTACTGACCTGTGCCCATCTCTCCGAGAGTTTCAGGCATTAACCATATAGCTATTCTGACCTTCTCAAAACCACAAGTAAACGTGAATAAAAACAAGGGTTCACATATGGAATTTAGCAAAGAAGCACAAGCTGCTCTGTATAAGATGATCCGTCATACACCAGGTATTGATGCAAAACAGATTGCTGAAGTATTAGGCGACTCTCATAAAACTGTTCTGAATTACGGCAATCCGAATATGGATTATCAGCCGAGTCTTAAAAAATTTGAGGCCATGCTCGAATACACAGAAAACCCGGCGGTACTTAAAGTGTGGGCGCACAAGCTGAATCTCGCGCTAATCCCGACAGGTTGCGAAGGCGACAAGCATCGAGAGTTATCTGTGATCGAGGCCATGATGCAGGCAAATATCTGTAACGGGCAGGCCAACCAGAAAGTCTATGAAGCTTATGAAGATGGTGTGATTACACCGGCAGAGTATGAAGAGATTCACGGTATTTTTACACGAATTATTGAGTTTGCTAAAGCGGCTGATCAAGCAGCTTACAAGCAAATGCAGAAATATACCGCTACTACACAAACCATAAAAAATGAAAAAGCCTGACGTGCGAAATCAGGCTTTTTCAGTATTCATCGACATTAGGAAATCTAAATGAACCATTTAAATTTATCAGAACAAGTGTTTAAAAGCAAATGTGAATGCTGTGATGAACAGCAGGATTTCGTTGTAGGTGATGTAGTCGTTTCCCTTTGTGATGGCATCACATCTGAACTATTTGAAGTAAGAGAGTTGGCCCACGCGACCTACCCGGAGTTTATTAAATGCCGCCCATTAAAAAACTCAACCTACTTCTGCTGGCTGGCTGTCAATGAGATTCGCCACGCAACTACTGCTGAACTCAAAGCCAGAAAACGCCTTGAAGCTCCAGCTGCTCTTTATATCACGGAGGCCCTATGAACTCTGCAATTAATAACGCTGATGCTGATTATAGACACTTACAGCAAGTGCAGTCTTTCTATGATCCGGCTTTAAGAATTCTTGATGAGCTGTTTAAGCGTAATCAAAACAATCTACGTGTCCGAAATCAGGACGTAAACAACGCCGCTGTACGAAAAACTGATTTGGCTGAGCGGCTGGCGCGACGATGCCGTCTGAATGATTGGTTCGCCAATGAAGTGGTAGCAAGCCTTGTGAAGTCGGGAACGGTTGAAGCATTTGGAGGCTATGTAAAGCCTAAGGCGGGTGAAGTTCGATGAGCCATATTCTGTCACTACGTGGCACAGGACAACCGATAGCCTATTTCCCTAAACTGAGTAGATACCTTGGCTGTGTAAAGGCTGGTATTTTTCTTGGCCAAATAGTCTTTTGGTCAGATAAAACAGATAGCCCACTAGGGGTTTATAAAACATCTGAGGATATTGAAGAAGAGACAGGTCTGTCTTATCGCGAGCAGGTGAGTGCAAGAAAGAAACTCGTTGCCTTGGGTTTGATCTCTGAAACGTACAAGCGCCTTGATCACCGTTTATATTTCAAGTTTAACGAAGAACGCTTTGATCAGTGGCTTACAGACATGATTTTGGCGAACTCACAAAATGTAAATTCCCCAACTGACGAAAGCGCAGTTCGGGAACAAACAAAAGCGCAATTCGTTCCTACAGAGAATACAACAAAGAATACTACAGATATAAACACCCACACTAACGCGCAAGCTGAAAATCAAAATCAGACCTGGAATCCTGATCTTGAACAACTTACAACAGCGTTGAAGGGAACAAAATATTCTCACCGTATTTCTGAAATTCTCAGCATGGAAGATTTTCAATTCCATCTTGGAAACTTTAACGCCCATCATGAGAATAACCACCAGATTTCTGACAACCAGAAGCTGAGAAAGTTTGCACAGTGGATATTTCAGGAGTTTGAAAAGTCTCTTGAAAAAGCTGAACGCAAAAACAAACAGGCAACTGGCTACTCTCGTTCTGAGAAACCAGTCTCAAGAAATGTCAATGATGCTTGGGGTGATGAAAAGCAATACGCACCAGCAACAGACGATGTAGACACGGAGGGCATGCTATGAACGCAATGCACACTCAGTTTCAACAAACGATTCAGATTTCTTCTGAATTCTGCTCAAAGCACAGCGAAGCAATGGTCACGATGTTTGGCCGGTCCGTTTGTAAATCATGCGCAGTTGAAGCAGTCACCAAAGCCCAAGATGAACACGCTCACTCTGTAAACCAGATGGTTCGTGAAAAACACTTCGCCGGAGCCATGCTGCCTAAACGTCATGCTGAAAGTGGTTTTCTGAATTACCAGGTTAGCAACGACGGCCAGAAAACTGCAAAGCATCAGTGTGCCACTTTCGCCAAAGACTTCAATAAAGGGGTGCAGCGTAATTTGATCATGGTGGGACGTACCGGTACAGGAAAAACTCATCTGGCTTGTGCTGTGGCCCGTAACGTTCTGGATAAGCAGAAATATGCCCGTTATGTGACTTCCGAAGACATGGCAAACGAAATTGCGAATGCATGGAAGAAAACAGACGACAACGAAAGCAATGCAGTGTTCCGCTTTGCCGAATATGACCTGCTGATCCTGGATGAATACGGCCTGAATGATCAGCACGAAAACCGCTTAAAGCTGGTTCATAAAGTTCTCTATGCACGTTATGACGAAGCAAAGCCGACGATGCTGATTTCTAACTGGACTATCAAGCAGCTTGAAGAAAACTTGGGTGATCGTTTGTGGTCCCGATTTCAGCATGGCGGATTGACGGTAGTTCAGTGCAACTGGGCTGATGCGCGTATTGGAGGTGCTCTATGATCCACAAATCAACATGCCTCTGCTTCACATGCAGCAAGGCTAAGCGTAGAGCCAGTTCAAAACGTACTCCGAAGCCAAAGCAGTACGAGTACAAGAATCTGGATATGAGCAAGATTGATCAGTACAGCGAGCAGCGGATCAGAGCGCTGTGGAGTATGGGAGGTGGGGTGTGAAGAAACGTCAAATTAAAAAACTCAATAAGAAAGCAATGCTTGCGCTGATAGATTGCGGTTGGTGTGAATCAAGTGATTTTGATCTTTGGGGTGGCGATTGGATTATGTATGTCCATACTGAAACACGAGAGGAATGCTGGACCGATGAGGCTGAGCCATTTTCATATTTGACTGGCTTGGTTCAGGACACGCTGATTGACTACATTGAAGTCAAGGATGATTCATGGATGGGATTTCATGTTGAGCAAGTCTGGAAAAGAAGCTCTGATTTAAGCGTTATTGAGATTTTTTCAATTTTCAAATCTACCTATGGTTTGCGAGTAGGGGGTGGGGTGTGAAGCATGGAACCGAAGCAAATCAAATAGCAGTTTTTGAGCGCGTCATTGCAGTTTTACAGGCCATTCAAACTACGCCAGTCGCTTCAACTTCTGCACTAAGAGAACAAGTATTGCCTGATTTAAGCCTGAGAACCGCGCAAAGGTACTTAAAAGGCTTAGAGCAGGCGGGATATGTAAGTCGGGTGCTAGATGCTGGGTGGAGCAGAAGCGATGCACGTTATTTTTTGACAGAAAAAGCCAAACAGCTATTTGGAGCAAATCCATGAAAAAGACAAAGCAAAACCTGTATGCAGAGTGGGAAGTTATTTCAATGGTTCAGTGGCTGGAAGGTCTTGGTCGTAATCCTACAAATGACGAGCTGATTGCAACGTACAAAGGAACTTTCTTCCCGCTTTATCTGAACCGCCAGGTGGATAAGAAACAGATCTGGACACTCACGATTCAAACCACGCTACAAGGTGATGATGGTTCTACTCATGAGTATGAAATGGAATGGGCCTTTAACAAGCCGATGAGCATGGATGAGGTATTGAACGGAGCCAAACACATCAGGCTTGAAGAGGGTGGAATTAAGAAGCGGTGGGTTGGCGTAACCAAAAACTGGATCAAGGATCTGGATGCTGAATTTGATGATTCGTACAAGGCGGTTAAAGCGGTTGCGATTGCTCGTTGTACAGCCGTAGTTGAGCAGAGAAATCCAGCAGCGGTACTACTGGGCAAGATGATTAGTTGGGGAGCCACCGCATGACTAAGCATGACAACGTGAGCCAAGGAAAGATTATGAAAGCGACTGAGTTTGTGAAGAAGTTTGGTTGGAGTGAAGCAGCTTGCCATTTAGAAGGCAGCAGGGATGTTGGAACATACATTGACCTTAAATTAAATATCATGATTCATCAAAGCATGGTTAATCCTGAAACATCAGGTTTTAATTTTGTCTTTCATCGCAATGACTTAAAGCGACTTGTCGAAAGTCATGAGTTGGTTGAGTCATTAGTTCACATATATAAAGAAATTGAGGTTGTTAGAGAGAAGGCTTCTTATTGCGGATGTTCGGAATGCAAAAGTAGATTACAAGCCATCGCAGACGTGGAGGCATGCCAATGAGATCAATTGAAGAAATGGCGCAGGAATGTCTGCTTAAGCTCCTGCCGAGTTATACCGCCAATGAATTAAGCGCACCAGATCGAGAAGAGTTGGTCTACGTCTGTGTTGAGCTAGCTAAAGAACTGCACACCGAACTCAACAAGCTCAACCGAGGCGTGCCAGATGCCCTTCTCGAAGCTGAGCGCCTTAAGTGCAGCCATATTTGGCGCGATGCAGCAGCAGACGAACCAGCGCGAAATTGTTTGAACTGTGGTCAGACGGAAGTGGGGGAAGGGTGATGAATTTTGAAGAAATGGCTCGTAAAACTAAAGCTGAGTTATTCGACATACTGAAAGAAAAGCAGGCTGAGATAGATCGTCTAAAAAAACTTATGAATGACGTATTGGATTCAAGCGCCCAGACAGCGGCAATTGCTTCGCAGATGAAATCTGAGTCAAGTCCAGAGATTATTGAATCAGAGCGTGAGATGAATGCTCTACTGACTGAGGAGAACTTGCAACTCCAGTCTGAGATGGAACGGTTAAAAGCCCAACTCGAATGCTGCCGGAAAGAGAATGCAGTGTTGTTGGGGAAGGTGGGTGAGTTGCAGAACCGATTAAAAGCAGTCTATGCATTAAGTCGAATGAGAGCTTCTGTTATTAGTTCCTGGAAGCGCGAGGAACTTAGTATCAAGGTTCGGAAAGCAATTTCTTATTTAGCTAAGAAAGAAAAAGCTCTGCGAGGTGAGCATGAATAATAATCTAGTAACTGAACAGGATATTCGCATGCCTCAATTCCGTGATGCGAAGCTTGAAGACTTAGAGTTTGACGCATCTGGTGAGGTGGTTCGCAAGGACCGCTTTGAAAAATCCATGCGAAAAATATCAAGCACTCTTCATGGGGTGAATGGACTTTCGGCTCGCAGTGGTTGGACTTGTGAACAAGTAGTGAATGCGGTTGAGGAGTTAAAGGCAAAGCTGGAGAGGTTAAAGAGCTTAATCTTGGCGCTTGAGTTGGCCCCGCAAGATGCGGAGTTTTACAATCCTGAAAGCAAGGAATATGTGAAAAATATAGATAAAGATGCTTGGGAAAAAGACAAAAAAGACTCCAATTCTTTGATTGGCTTCGAGAGTTGCCAGCATGACGAAGAATGGTCAGAAAATTCCGCATGGTTTGAATATATCAATGTTCTTGTAAGCATTGCTGATCTTAAAGCTGAGATTAGCAGCATTGCGCGAGGTGCCAATGACTAACCTCCGCATTACTGCAGCACAGGCACGAAAAGCCGGACTAGGCCCTCGATTTGGTGTGAAAACCAAGTCGGGGAAGCGTACAACCAATCCAGATCCGGCGCCGAAAGTGCCGGCCCATCTGGTCGAAGGTCAGGGATTTGAACCGATGAACAATGAACTGCTTTGGTGTGAAGTTTTAATCACTCCGCCGACAGTCAATCACTACTGGATTCGGGGTAAGAACAAGACTAACCGACTCAGTAAGCGTGCAATCCACTTTATTGACGTTATGAAGCGTTTTATTGAGCCGGCAGGGTATTTGGGTCGGGTCAAGGTAAAGATCGAATATGCGCCACCTGATGCGAAAGTACGGGACATCGATAACATCGTGAAGCCTTGCTTTGATGCATTGTCAAAAGCTGGACTGATTTTGGATGACAGCCAGGTGGATGAACTGACAGTTAAGCGGTTGCCAGTATTTAAAGGCGGAAAGCTGGTAATTCAGGTTGAAAAGTTGAAGGTATAAGGGGTGGGAAATGGATGGTTTTGAGTTTTTAGCATGGGTTTTAAGTGGCTTTCTAATCATAAGCTTAGTCTCTTCAATTGTAGTAGCTGTTGTGGCTTGGAGAGTCCGCAAAAGCAGCGAAAAAGAATTTAAAGGTCGCAAGAGTCGCAGATGGGAGAGCAGATGATGAAAAGTGAAGATAAAGCCACAGTATTAATCATAGCGATATTCATGCTTGCAATGGTGTTGCTCGGAATATTTGGGAAATAAGGGGAACGGGATGAATGCGGCAGTGACGATTATGCAGACAGTAGATTGGTCAAAGTACGACTTGGAAGGCTGGTTAAATCAATTTGGAGCGTGGATGTGCTCAAATACCGGGACTTGCGGTAAAAGCATAAATCCGATTGCTGTCGCTATGGATGAGGCAGTAGTCAAACAAAGAAAGTTTAAGCTGGGTGTGAAAAAGACTCGTCAGATTATTGCTGACTATATGATGGAGGATGAAAAGCCAAAACTGTCTAGAGGTGGAGTGGTTTGTCAGATTGATGATAATGAGGCTCGGGCAGTCCAGCGTTTAATTCTAGACATGCAGGGCCAGAGTGAAATCATGGACGAGTGGATGGATGCGATTATTTGTCGATACTTCTATGGGAACTCGTGGTCGCAGATGGTGACAAAAGACCGTTCTAAATATGGAGCTGAGCAAGACGTGAAGTGTGGATTGGCCGCATTGCACTGTAGATATAAATTTATTAAATATAAATGATGAAAACTTGACCTTCCGGAAAGCACCTGTTAAATTCGTGATATAGTGGCTGGAAGTGTAAGTAAGTCACTAATATTGATTGAATGCGTAGGTGATACGGTATCCATAATTTGAGTTGCATCCGGCGCACCATCTATTAGATGTGGATGCAGATAGTGCCTTACTAGCAAGCGGCTCTAAACGGACGTGGCACAAGCAAGGGTTCACAACTTGCCAATCAATAATTACGTTTTGGACCGGGGATTCCCAGTCGGCGTTCAAGAAGAAGCTCATCGAAAGGTGGGCTTTTTTGTGCCTGATTAAGGAGAAAGGAATGCTCCGCTTTATACGCCAGATATTCTGCTTCCACTGCTGGGAGTTTGAGAATGATGTGTTCAGGGTGAAGGAATGCAGGAAGTGTGGGAAATGCCAACCAGATAGCTAAAAACTATATTTACCGAATAGACTTCTCGGTCTATTCCATTTATGCGATTTTTGATGTAAAAATGCCGGTTCAAATTTGCAGAAAGCAAATTTTCTCCTGGTGAAGTAAATGAAAGAAAATTTAGGCGTAGTTATTTTTTATGCACTGTGCATTCTTGGAGTTATCCTTGAATTGGTGGGGTTTGTTAATATAGATATAATGTTTCTGGTAATTGGGGCTGCATTTTTAATTAGTGCATTTCTCATAAAGTCAGAATTCAAGCTATATGTCACTTTCTGGAAAGAAATCGAATAGCGTTATTTAAGTTTGGTAAGAATAAGAAGCCGCATTGACTAAAGTTAGTGCGGTTTTTTAATGGGTGTAAGTTATGGATGCCGACCAGTACAAAGCTCTAACTAAAAAGAAGCCATTAAAAAAGGTACCAAGAGCAAAACCATTACCTAAGGCAACTCAAAAATATCTCGAAGCCCAAGAAGAACTAGAGCGGATTCTGGATATTTTAGAAATCAAATTTGAAAAATGCTTTCACTCCAAATCTACGAAGCACTGGCGTTTCGACTTTCATTTGATCGAGCACAGGATCTTAATTGAAATAGCAGGTGGGCCTTGGTCTGGTGGACGTAAGGGAAGACTGAGCAATAAGGCTTGGAGCATGGATCGTTATGATCATGCTGCAGAGATGGGTTATAGCGTTGTACGTTTGGAATCAGCTAGCCGTTACAAGATCAACGAAGCTGGACCATTGCAAATAGAATCCAGTCATGCTCGCCAATGGCTTAAACACTTAAAGAGGCATTCATTCAATGGAACAGTTCAGACCATTCCCGCCACCGGATCTGATTGATCAGGCAGAGGAAGAGGAAGCAATCCGACTGGCACCCGCCGTTGAATTAAAAGAATGGGTGCTTAAAAACTTTTTAACCTTGGGTGGCCAGCTGCACAATCCGGACCATGATCATATCGCTGAGCTGCTTCATGATGATGAAACCTTCCTGGCATTTGCTTGGGCTTCATCTGCGGCAGTAGCGAAAAAACGTATGGTACTGGGCCAATGTGAAAAAGTGATGTTTAACCAGGGTGGTTGGAAGAAGGCTAGGCAGGAACAGCAGATGCGGGACTGGTTTGGCTATGTACCTGTTTATCTCATTACAGTAGATGCAAGCTTTTGCGAAAACTCTAATGATCGTGAGTTCTGCCGTTTGATTGAGCATGAGCTTTATCATATCGGTGTTGAACGTGATGAGGACGGCGAAATCATTTATAGCGATATGACCGGCTTACCAAAGCATTACTTGGCTGGCCATGATGTCGAGGTGTTCTTTGGTGAGACTAAACGCTGGGGAGCTGATGAGTCAGTTAAGCGTTTACTGGAAATTGCGAAGAATGCGCCATTTGTTTCTGAAACTAATATTGCTGCGTGTTGTGGAAACTGTGTAATTGGTTAGAGCTGAAAGGCTCTTTTTTTTGCCTGTCTTGTTGGACGTAGCATGACAAAGGGGTATTTATGGCGGCACTAAAAGAGCCTGTAAAAATCTTTTATAGTTCAGTCTCTTGCTTGCTTTGAAACACCTCAACAGGTAGCTGATGCTGTCCAACAAAGATTTGGTATAGAGATTGACCGTAGACAATGTGAGGGTTATGACCTACAAAGTTTCAGGCAGAAACCTAAGCAAGAAATTGACAGAGCTATTTCATCAAACTCGTCAGGATTTTCGAGAAAATATCGAAGATATAGCAATTGCTAATAAAGCATTTCGTTTAAGGGAACTTCAAAAGATGTATGAGGATTCTGGACGCAATAAGCGCGTAAAGCAGAACCTGTTAAAGCAAGCATTTCAAGAGACTGATGGCCGTGTGACTAAACAGGAAATCACCGGTAAGGACGGCGGTCCGATCCAGCAAGAAACCAAATCAACACATCAATTCACCCCAGATGAGCTCGCTGGACTGTCCGCTCAGGAGCTTTCGCGTTTAGCAATTAATGGCAAGTTATGACTTATGCAATTGAAGATATAGCGCCACTAATTAAAGAGTGGACAATCAATGTACGTCTGCCTGATGTTGTTGAAGAAATGACACGGCGTTATTACTATCGGATATTGATAGAGCAGAATGAATTAAGTATCCAGGCTGAAATCTATAAATGCAAAAACGATCCGGCACACTGGTTCAACCATTGGGTATGGACTTATGATCCACGAGGTATGCCTTTTGGCCTGCCAGCAAATATTCCTTTTGCTTTGCGTCCCGCTCAGGTTGAACTTGTAGACTGGTTGATTGAGCGTGAAAGTACTCAGACACATGGCTTGATTGAAAAAAGCCGTGATGAGGGTATGAGCTATGTTGTATTGGGTTTTTACTTGCACCGGTGGTTATTTGTAGAAGGTTTCGCTGGCGGTGTCGGTAGTCGAAAAGAGGATCTGGTTGACAAGAAGGGCGACCCAAAAACACTGCTTCATAAATTCAGGGATATGTATTCCAAGCTGCCAACCTGGATGAAGCCCAAGGGCTTTATTGAAAAAGTGCATGACAATTACATGCGGATCATTAATCCAGACAACGGCGCAACGGTCACCGGTGAAGCAGGGGATAATATTGGCCGTGGAGGACGGACCACAATGTACTTTCTGGATGAGTGGGCATTTGTAGAACGTCAGGAAGCCGTAGATGCGGCAATATCACAAAACACCAATGTCCATATTAAAGGATCAACACCGAATGGTATTGGTGACAAGTTTCACCAGGATCGTTTCAGTGGCCGTTACGCCGTTTTCACTATGGCTTGGCGTGATAATCCGGATAAGAACTGGCAGGTCGAATTTAATGGCAAGCTGATTTACCCGTGGTATGAAAAACAACTGGCCACACTGGATGACATTGTTTTAGCCCAAGAGGTTGATATTGATTACGCTGCTTCAGTTGAGGGGGTATTGATACCATCTGCATGGGTGCAGGCTGCTGTTGATGCTCACATAAAGCTTGGTATAGAGCCTTCTGGTGAGCGTAATGGTGCACTGGATGTAGCAGATCAAGGCAAGGATAAAAACTCATTTGCTGCCCGTCACGGAATTGTTCTGCAGTACTTGGATACTTGGTCTGGTGTTGGTGATGATATTTTCGGTAGCACTCAAAAATCCATAGATGCATGCCAAGATTTAAAACTGAATATGTTTTTCTATGATGCGGATGGTCTGGGTGCTGGTGTGCGTGGTGATGCACGTGTCATTAATGAGCTGAATAAAGCTAAAGGCATTCCAGAAATCGAAGCTAATCCATTTCGGGGATCAGGGGCAGTACACAATCCGGAACAGGAAATGGTTGAGGCACGTAAAAACGTAGACTTCTTTGCCAATCTTAAAGCCCAGATGTGGTGGTCATTGCGTCTTAGGTTTCAGAATACTTATCGAGCCTTGCAGGGAATGCAGTATGACCCCGATAGTCTTATTTCACTGTCAACCAAAGACATAAACAAGCAAGAGCTTGAACAACTCAAACGAGAGCTGTCACAGCCTACCTATAGCAAGAACGGTGCCGGCAAGATTTTAGTGAATAAACAACCCGATGGTGCACTATCTCCGAACCGCGCTGACAGTGTCATGATTTGCTTTAGTGACATAAGGCCGCCTGCCCGATTAATACCAGGTGGAGGTGGTACACGCAGATTCTAAACAAGGTTTTTAATATGGCAAAATCCAAAAACAAACAGAAAGAGACAAAGCCAAAATCAGCAGGCTTAATGACTAGTGTGGCGGTAGAGAATCTTGCTTTTGCTATGGGACGAGCCGCTGATGTGGATGAGGTATTGCGTAAAGCTGGACTTTCTCGGCAACGTCTTTTGGTCCTAATGACGGATGATGAAATATCACAGGCAATGGAAACCCGGCTTGATGCAGTTTTAAATGCGCCATGGCGGTTCGTAGAAGATCATGGTGAACAAACTCGTTTCTTAAAAGAGCTTTTCACCAAATGGCATTTTGAAATTGTATCGGGTGCATGGGAAGCGTGTCCCTACGGTTACTCAGTCTTGGAAGCTAACTACAAGATTGATGAGAATAACCGGTTTACTCTTGCCGAGATTATGGTCAAGCCTCTGGAATGGTTTGAGCCTAAAAATAATGGTGAACTGATCTTCCGTAAGCCACAGTCCAGTGCTGAAGTAAATGTATTTAAAACTTATCCGCTCAAGTTTTTTCTGACACGGCGTAAACCATCTTATAAGCAGCCTTATGGGGAAGCATTACTCACCAAGCTATATTGGATCTGGTACTTTAAAACTAGCTCCACTAAATTTTGGGTGAAGTTCCTGGAACGATTTGGTTCGCCGTTATTAATCGGTAAGGTGGGTGGTCAAAATCGTAAGCAGCAAGATATTGATGCGATGACCGCTGCTTTACTGAATGCTCATGCACAATCGATATTATCAATTCCTGCAGAAGATGAAGTGACTACAGTGGGCACTAACTTCTCTGGTGCAGGTGCTTCTGCATTTGAGGCTTTTGATAAAGTCATGGTCCGACGTGTCCAGAAAGTTGTTCTTGGTCAAACAATGACATCTGAGAATGACGGAGGTGGCAGTAAGGCGCTTGGAGTGGTGCACAATGAAGTCCGGATGGATAAACGTAATTCTGACTTACGCATGATTTCACCGACAGTCCAAGAACTGATTGATGCTCTTTGTATCCTCAATGGATTTGATAAGCATACGATCATTCTAGGTGGTGAACAGGACCTCAATGTCAAAGTGGTCGAGCGGGACTTGAAGCTTAAGGATCTGGGTGTGCAGTTTAATGACAAGTACATCATTGAAACCTACGGTATCAAGCCTGAGCATTTCAAGGTTGGGGTAGCTTCAGATATCACTCCAATACAGCAATTCAATGCATTACCGCATAAAGCCTTTAGCTTTGCAGCAACTACCAGAAAGCTATCACCTGAGCAGCAGGAAGTAGAAGAGCTGACTGATGCACAGCGAAACATGGAACTCTTAAGCAATGCCCAGGTAAATGAGCTTCTGCAGAAGAGTGAAACACCAGAAGAACTGGCCTTTCATCTGATGCAGCTTATGCCTGAGGCCAATCAGTCGCAGTTTACGGCGAATCTGGAACGGGCTTTATATGCAGGTGATGTGCTGGGGTATATGACAGCAAGTGAGGGTAAATGAAGCCAGTCACATTTCTTGAGGCCTTACAGTTTGCCCGGTCTCGTAAAATCGTATTGCCTGATGAGTTTTACTCTCTGGATCTCAAGACACGACAACTGGCCACCACGGTCAGTTTTTTATCGAGCATAGAACAGATCCAGACTGTGATAGCTGCTGTAAACAAGGCTATTGCAGATGGCTCGACATTTGAGGACTTTAAGAAAGTGGTCGCTGAAAATGAGATCAAGCTAAGTGAGCCTTATCTCAAGAATGTTTTTAGGACCAATATTCAGACGGCGTATAGTCACGGACGCTGGCAACAGCAGCAACGCAATAGAGATAAACGACCATACCTGATGTATTCAGCTATCGATGATAGCCGGGTCCGTCCAAGTCACCTGGCATTGAACCGTATTATCCGTCATATCGATGATCCATTCTGGCTCATGTATTACCCGCCGTGGGGCTTCATGTGTCGCTGTACAGTGATTGCATTAACTGAAAAGCAGGCGGAAAAATACGGTATTACGCCAGATGATCAGCTACCGGAAGTGGCTGAGGAAATGGGGTGGAGTACCAGTCCAATGACCTATGGCGATCTATCTGGTCTGGTGGACCAGAAGATCCTAGATTCTGATCTAGATAAAGCGTTTTTGCTGGAGCAGAAAGAGATCATCAAGGCCGAATGGACGGCGAGTAAAAAGCTCACCAGTCTGTTTGCTCCGATGGATGAGCAGAGCCGTGATCTATTTAAAACCATTGTTGAGACAGTTTTACCTTTAGATCCGGAAATACGTCCAAGTACAATTAAGACTTTCCTGGATTATGTACAAGGCAATGATTCAGCTCTTACGGCGCAGTTAAAGCAGCCCCCTGTCACTCTGGCTGAGGAAGTGCTTAAACGCTGGTTGAAGGAGGATTTAGGCAGACTACAGGCAGTGGCATCAAATAGTGCAACTACAGTGACCGGATCAGCTTCACTAGCCTACGCTGCATCATTGGAGGTAGGTAAGGTCATTACATTGGATGCACCGTTACTATTAGCAGGTTCAGGCTCAAATATTGTGATTCAGATTGAGAATGCTAAAGGTTTAGGTATTGATCTGGAAAAGTTAAATGCAGGGCAAGGCGTACTGTTTCCTTTAGGCATATCTTTTCAGGTAGTTTCAAGTGAAATAGTAAATGGCCAGATGATTTATACACTGAAAGCCTTAACTAACTAAACTTAGGAAATTAATTTGAACCACTCCATTTCGGGGTGGTTTTTTATTGAGGAAAATAAAATGCGTGTATCTGGTTTTGATAGTCTGAATAGCAAGGAAGTTAAGAATGGTGTGGAACTACCCAAATTTATTCGTACTTTAACTGTGGAGACAGCAGAAGAAGAACAGCAGTTACGTTTATTTCTAACTGGTGCTTTAAAAATGGATAAACATCGTTGTCATGCATTAGTAGGTAATATTGGCTCAAGGGCTCTAGCCATAAACCCAGATGTATCGAATGGAAATGTACCTTTGGGCAATGATTCATCTAAGGGGGCCGGATTAAAATTCGATTACACACTGGAAGATACACTGCAAATTATTGATACATTGGTCGCTGTAGTGAGTATAGGTGGAAGCTCTGATGCGATAGTTACAGCTAGTGAAAAACTCAATCTTTTAATTCAATCACTCTAAAAAATCTGAAATTTAAACCGCTCATTATAGGGCGGTTTTTTTATGGAGCATGAAAAATGCCTGAACTAAATCAGGAGCATTTGCGCTGTCAGTTTACTGCTGTAAATGTTCCGATCACTACAGTGGAAGATGGTGAAACAAAGCGCCGAACATTTGAAGCAGAAGTATATAGCGGTGGTCGTATCGACAATCACTATTACTGGGGTCGCTCAGGTGTGGTGATTGACCTCCAAGGATTACAGCTAAAAGCTAAAACTGGTTTAGTTGAAGAACATTTTGGTGGTAAGCGTGTCGGTGTAGCTACTTCATACGAAATCAACCAAACCTTTAAGGCAAAAGGACATTTTCTTAGCAATGCAAAAGCTAAAGAAATCGTGCAAGACATCGATGAGGAATATCCATTCCAAATGTCATGGTGGGCTGATCCAGAATCCATTGAAGAAATTGCACCAGGTAAAACAGTTGAAGTAAATGGTCAGCAATTTACTGGTCCATTGCATGTGTTCCGAAATGTGCGAGTGCATGAAATCACAATTTGTGGGGTGGGTGCGGATACTCAAACCACTATTGAAGCCTTCTCAGGCAAAGCCAATTCAAACCCAACCAAAGAGGACACAAACGTGACCGAACTAGAAAAAGCACAACAGGCCAAACAGCAGGCAGAAAAGGAGCGCGATGATGCGCTGGAGGAGCTGAAACAGTTTAAAGCCCAGAAACGTGCTGATGAGATTGCAGCTTTAGAAACAGAGCTGAAAACACAGTTCAGTGCTGAAGATAAAACCGCATATACCAATATGGATGATTCTGTCTTTGCCTTTACTTCAAAGCAGCTTCGGCAATTCTCTGCAGGTGGGCAGCAGCCACCAGCTGGCCAACAGCAACAACAAACACCAAATGTAAATCCTGCGCTGAACTACCTCTTCAATCATCAGGCTACTGGTGGCCAGGGTGGGCAAGGACAAGGCGGATCGGGCGGTAATCAGGAGCATCAATTCACAGCAGGTGCAAAAGCCTTCGCCGAACAAAACAAGGGGAAATAATTCATGAGCATTACTATTCCAAAGCTAACCATCACCTCCCAACGGTTGGTGCTAGACAATGAAAAGCTGCGCCGTGCCAATGGCAAGGTCACTGCCGGTACCGCCTACAATTACGGCGATCTACTGTCGCTGTCAGATGACAATGTACTGACTCATGCTGCAGATGAATCATCCTGGGATGTGATCTGTGGCCAGAACGTTACCGCAGCTGAAGCAACCATTAAAGCGGCTGACGGGGTTGAAATTCCAATGTATTACGGCGGCGTATTTAACGTTGAGGCCGTGTCTTTAAATGGGGCGTTGCTGGACAAGGCGAAATATGATGCTGTCCGCGCCAAAGCAACCAAAAACAAAATCGAACTTTCTAAGGTGTAATAAACATGCCACAGTCTTTTAATATTGACGGTACTCCGCTTGAACTTCTGGATGTGGGTGAGCTTGCCCTCATTCACAACAACTTCCGTCCGATGGATACATGGCTGCTGGACCGCCTGTTTCCAAACCGCCCGATATTCGCTCGGGATTACGTACCACTAGCCGAAGTAACAGCTGAACACGACTTGGCACCACTGGTATCGCCACAGCAACCTGGTAAACCTTTTGATACTGATCAATCCGGTGAAGTACGCCATGTGAAACCGGCTTACTACAAACCTAAAAATCAGGTAACACCTGCAGAAACCTTTGAGCTAGCTTTGCTGGAACGTCTGCGTACAGCTGGCATTATCTCTACCGGTAACCAGCAGCTCTCTGACCAGGAAAAAATGGTAATTGCTCAAATCGCTGTTATGAAACGCAACCATGATGCGATTGATAACTCGGTTTTGATGATGGCCATTAATCTTCTTAAAAATGGTCAATATCTGCTGCATTCCGATGATTATGAATACAACCTGGTGGATTACCGTCGTGATGCATCTCTGCTTTTCACTCCTGCAACACCTTGGAATGAAGCTGGAGCAAAGCCTGTTGATGACATTAAACGTATGCTAGAGCGTCAACTGGCTGCTGATGGTGGTGAAGCTAAGCTTGCTATCATGTCGGGTTCGGTTTGGGCAGCTCTATGGAATAATTCAGAATTCAAGGATGAATTCATCAAGCCCTATGCTGGAATCTCTGTACCCGTTACACCAAGCTTTGGCGTAAGTGAGACTGCTACATTGAAAGGCACTTTTGATGGAATTGAATTCTGGGTTTACGATGCAACCTACCGTCATAAGGGTAAGGTGAACCGTTTCATTGAGAAAGACTATTTCAGTCTGATCTCGGATACTAATGGCTCGGTGGCTCATTGTAAGATTAAAAATATGCTGGCCAATGGTGTGGCTCAGCAGTACTTTGACCGTCAATGGTACTGTGAAGATCCAAGCGGCATTATGCTGATGACCGAATCTGCTCCACTGGTCATTCCATCGAATAAGAACGGCGTAGTTGGTGGGACCGGCTTCATTACTCTATAAGGAGGCTTAAATGCCGAAGTACACAGCAAAACAATCCATCGGGCATTTTATGCCAAGTGATGAAATCAAAGGGCTTGAAGCAAAACGTATTCAGGCCCTTTTAGCATCTGGGGCTATTGAAGAATATCAGGAGCCGGAAGAGCCTAAAGCAGATAGTGCCGCTGCACGTTTGGCTGAGCTTGAAAAGGCTAATACAGAGCTGACCACGGCTAATAAAACCTTAACTGAAGCCAATCAGACCGCTGCTGCTGATAAAGCCAAGGCTGAGCAGGAAATTGCTGAGCTTAAATCAAAGGTGGCTGAGCTTGAAAAGGCCAAGCCAGCGTCTAAGTCTAAGGCTAGTGACAAGCCAGCTGAACAGGGTGCTGATGCAGCCAAATAAGGTGATCTATGTACGCAACAGAAGCAGACATGGTGAAGCGGTTTGCTGATGACATTGAAGAACTAAAGCTGATGCATGCAGATGCAGCAGCTTCTATCAATGAAGCGCTTCAGGATGCGGCAGAAGAGATTAACGGTTATATTGGTGGCCGTTATCCTCTGCCTCTTCCCAATGTGCCCAGTAATCTGAACCGCATGGCCTGTGATATTGCCCGTTACCGGCTTTATTACCAGCAGCCCACTGAAGAAGTACGTAACCGTTATAAGGATGCGATTAAATTTCTTGAACGGGTGCAAGATGAAAAAGCACATCTACAGATCCAGACCGTAACCAATGAAATTGTAGATGATCAGCCCAAGGGCCGGCCTACCACAATGCCCATCGGAACCAGTTATATAGGAGGCGTGTTTGGTGATGAAACGCTAGACAAGATGCCTTCATTTAAATAAGGAGGAGGTATGGCTTTTGCTATAACAATTCGTCCTGACAATGAATCTGCCGTAATGGCAGTACTGCAGCATATGGCCGATTTCGACAGCAGAAAGGAGGATATGTTTGTCGAGATTGGTGGCTATGGAGTTTATTCCACTCAAGAACGGTTTATTGGCCAGCATGATGTAGACGGTAACCCATGGAAACAGTCGTGGCGGGCCCGGATGCAAAATGGTCAAACAGGTCGTGATACGGGTGAATTAATGAATGAATTGCACTATAACCTGCGCCCTGACGGTGTTGAGTGGGGTTCAAACAAAATGTATGCCCATGTCTTTCATTTTGGTGCAACCATTCTGCCTAAAACGGCGGAGTACTTAATCTTTGCGGTGGGTGGCCAGTTCAGGAAAGTGAAACAGGTCAATATCCCTTCTCGTACCTTTCTGGGCATCAATCAGGATGATGATGAAGAGATCCTTAATATTATCGGGAGGCATATAGGTGTCTGACTTTTTTGCAGTACGTGGAGAAATTGCCGAGAAGCTCAAGGAGATTCCGGATTTCAAGCAGATCTATACGCCGTTGAACTCTGTACTGGTGACTGAAATGTCTCAGGTAACCCCATCAGCTCACGTCAACTTCGTGCGGATTCGTCCTAAGGATAGTGCGGGCAAGGGGAAAATGAACATGATCAGCCAGCAGTGGGCGGTCACTGTGGCCTGTAAAAATGCCCGTTCACAGTCTATAGATGGTTCAGCGGTAACAGATCAGGCGGGTAATCTTCTTAAAGATGTTATTCAGTTGCTCTCAGGCTGGAAGCCAGCCTCGGCACGTGGGGAATTGATGCTGGTTGATGTGAAAGAGGCCTTTAGTACAGGTTTTGCATATCTCACAGCAGTATTTGAATCAGAACGATTTATCTAGGAGCCAGTCATGGCAGCAAAACAATATACGGCACTACAACCTGTAGGCCGGTTTAAAAAGGGTGAGTTCGTCGGTGGACTGGATGATGCTCAAATCAAAAAATTACTGGCAGACGGCGTGATTCAGGAAGTCCCTGAAGCAAAACCAGCTGCTTCAGCCAAGAAAACCACAGGGGATGAAAAGTAATGGCTAAAAAAAACTATATTTCGCTGCAGGGTAAGTTTTACCTGGCAGAGATTGCAAACGGCATTGCCGGTGCCATGCGTCAGATTGGTAATGTGCCAGAGTTTGAGATTGAAATTGATGCTGACGTAATTGAGCATAAAGAATCAATGACAGGCAAGCGCACGACTGATTTCACCATGATCAATGCAACCTCAGTAAACTTTAACGGTACGCTTGAGGAAGTTAATCCCGAGAACCTGGAATACATTCTGTCAGGGATGAAACATAGCATAGCGACCAAGACTGAAGTGGATGTGTCTTTAGGTACCGTTGTTGCCGGTCAGGAAATTAAACTGGATGGTTATAACCTTAAAGCAGTCTCATTTAAGGATTCTACCAGTGGTGCAGCTAAAACAGTCAATGCAGAAGACTATACGCTGGATGCCAAATTCGGTACCGTAATTTTCCATAACTTGGCTGATTTGACCATGCCGTTACTGGCAACCTATACCACAGGTGAAGTCACTCATACCACGCTGGCATCTGACTTTGAAAAAGAGTATCAACTTTTCTTTAAGGGCGTAAATACAGCAAATAATGATCATGTTGCAGTGACATTATGGCGAACCAAGAAATCACCGGAAACCACCTTTCCATTGATTCATGAAGAGCTGGGTCAGTATGAAATCTCGGGTCAGGCATTGTCAGATGTCACTAAAGAGTCAGATCCAGCACTGGGTCTTTATGGCCACGTGGTAACTATTCCAGCAGTCTAACCAACTCAATACAGGCACAGGGGCGCATAAGCGTTTTTTTTTGTGCCTGTGTTTTTTATAGTGTTATATTGAATACTGTGAATAAAATGAGAAGCTCAGGTCATGTCCCATTCCAATTCCGAAAAAGCGAAAAAATTGAAAGCTGAGGCAGATGCAGATTTAAAGAAGTTTAACTCGAGTAAAGATCGCAGAGACTTGAGTGTGCATGAATACAAGACAATCAAAGCAGAACTAGAGCAACAAATTGCCCAGTTTATTTCTGATAGGAATAAGAGATTCAGAAAAAAAACAGGTGTAAATATCACCTCTATTCATGTAGATTTTCTGGTTCATACAAATGATCTGGAAACTAAGTGCACATTGGTTTCTAAAATCGAAATAGATACAGATTTATAGAGTTCTTTATTATTCAATATTTACAGACCGCCAATTGGCGGTTTTTTAATACCTGAGATTCCATCATGAATGATTTTTTTCTAGCAGCTAATCGCTCTATTACAGTGAATGATGTTGAAGTACACCAGATCCAGATAAAAGATTTTGACCAATGGGCGGTACATGCCGAAAAGGTAAAAGGCTTCTTAAAGGGAAAAGATTATTCAGATGAAATTTTAACTCAACTTTTTAAGACTCATTCAATTGAAGTGCTGGGTATCTGCAGTCTGGCCACCAAGCTTCCAGCTGCTAGTCTGATTGATCTGGCCACAACATCGGAACAGCAATTTAAAGAAGTTTTATCAGCAGTATTACAAGTCAACGGTGCTTATTTTAAAGAAGATCAGCCTAAACGCCGTAATAAAAAGCAGGCAGCAAAAGACAATGATTCAACCTGGTTTGACTCATTCCAGCTACTGATCAGTGCTGGCCACACTCATACCGAAATCATGAATATGACTTACGGTACGTACAGTGAGTATTTAAAATCAGCCCAAAAAGATTACCGCAATAAGCTTGCGGCACTGACCAGTGTAGTGAGATCCGCTCAGCATGCATCTGCTAAAGACTTGAAGAAATTCTTGGAGGATTTAAAAGACTCATCGTGAGCAAAGAAGCTTTTTCACATTGCGATAATTTAGACCATTCGGTTAAGATGCTCAAAAATAATTTGGTTTAGGAACAGGGATGGGGATTAAGTACTGCAAGAAATGTAACAAGCCTATGCGTTCAACAGATACGTATTGTAAGACCTGTGGAGCAGAATATAAAAATAACCCCATTATTCTATTATTTATTTTGATACTAGTAGTGGGGCTTTTAATATTTATAGGATTCTACTATTTCCAAATTAAACAGAAAAATAATGATGTACATCCTCAAAATTCTAAAAAAAATCAAACTACTGAAAAGTTGATTACAGACTGGTTCATAGAAGAAAATATTGACAAAATGTCTGATAAGAAAAACTATTATTTATCAATTAAAGCTATAAATGCGGATACAAGGTTAAGGAGTGATGCTGGTATAACAATAGGCTGTGCTTCTGATGGTAGCCTGATTGGAGTGTTTGCAGCGGATGTGCCGATAAAGATTAAGGATTTTAAAAAAGAAGGTGCTATCGGCGAATATTCAATTCGTATTGATGACAAAACAGCTATGACTAAGAGATCGCAACTAAGTTCGATTAATAGTGTAGTTGAATTGGACGAAAATATTATTAATCAAATTGAAAATAGTTCCAAAATATTAGTAAGAATAGTTACTACTACTGATGCTTACAGAACTTATGAAATGAATTCTAGTAATGGAAAAAAAATGTTCACTAAAATAAATGAGCTCTGCGTTAATAACGCAAAACAAGGTAAAGCCAATTAGAGTTTTTCAAAACTTTTTATAACCCACCATCCGGTGGGTTTTTTATTGCGAGTAAGAAAATGGCTGGTAAAGAATTAACCTTTAAAATTGTGATGGAAGCTGACACAAAGAATTATGTGTCTAATGTTGAACAATCTGAAAGCATTACAAAGGCCGTTGTCGCCGTAATTAAAAGTGAAGCTGATAAGTTAAAAGCTGCTTCTACTGAAACTGCAAAAGATGTTGGAAAAATAGTTCCGGATGATTTGCAGAAGAAAGCTGATCAGGCTGCTACCAAGATCAATAATCTAGGAAGCGAACTTCAGGATACTGCAACCAAGGCAAATAAGGCAGGCTTTGAAATCAGTGAAGCCATTCCAGGTGATGCGCTTCAACTTGCAGAAATGCTGGGTACTAAATTCTTTTCTGCTGCCAAAGAAATTGAAGCATTAGGTGATAAATCGGTTATTAGCGCTGGTGAGCTACGTTCAATGTCGAGCACTGGTGAACAAGGTCTCAATGAGCTTAACTCAGCCCTAAAAGCTGCTCAAGCTGAATTGGTTCGGTTGCAAAGTACGGATGGCACCTTAAAAGATATTGAAATCGCTAAGCAGCGTGTTTTAAGTATTGAAGATGCCATTAAAGAAACGTCCAGTGCTTTTAATTACTATCAGGACGTTGCCATAAATGCTATGCGTGGCGTGGACAATGCTACCCAGTCTTCGATTAATCAGTTGCAACGTTTTAGCTCGGTAGATCTTGGCCAAGTAGTAGGTGAAGCCCAGACTGCTACCCGTGCAATTCAGTCAATGGGTGAGGGGGCAAATCTCAGTACTAAAGAAATTGAGCGAATTGGCACTATTGGTACCAACAGTATTAATACGCTTGAAAGTGAACTGTTGGCAGCAAAGAATGCTTTCTCGGCATTAGAACAAAGTAGTGAAGCTGTTACTCTTGATGAAATTAAGGCTGCAGGAGAAAAGGTCAAAGGTCTTGAACAGGCAGTTGATCTGACCAAAGCAGCATTTGCAGATTTTGATACACAAGCATCCTCTGCAATGCGTAGTGTATCGACCAGTGCAGATAAGGCTACAACCAGCGCAAAGCAGACCGGACATGAAATCTATGAAGCTCTAGGCATTAAACCACCTACAGTCATCAATGATGCCATTACTGCGCTTGAGCGAAAGCTAGAGGACTTTAAAGCCAATAGCAAATTGCCGGCTGAAGAAGTTGAGCGTGTAACCAAAATTACCGAGCAACAGATTGAGAAGCTTAAAAATGAGCTTCATGGTATTGAACCGGCAGCTGAAAAAGCAAATTCAGGTGTTTCCAATCTTTCTAAAGGGATGGGAGCGGCTAGATTTGCAGCGACTGCTCTTGCGGGAGCTATGGCCGCCGTTGGTATTGGTATCGGTGTCAGAGAAATTGCTCAGGCAGCGGATTCGTATACTACTCTTTCAGCACGAATCAATATTGCAACCAGCGAAGGTGGTAATTTTCAACAAGCTATGACTGGCGTGCATCAAGTGGCACTTGCTACCAATTCAAGCTTAGAAGCTACTGCCAGCCTGTTTACCAAGGTGAATGATGTTGGCAAACAGATGGGAATGACCCAGCAGCAAAGTCTGGATCTGGTAAAAACCATCAATATGGCCATTCAAACAGGAGGTGGATCAGCACAGGCCAGTGAAGATGCTATTGTCCAGTTTACCCAGGCACTGCAATCTGGGGTACTCCGTGGTGATGAGTTCAACTCAATCATGGAACAGGCTCCAGGAATTTCTAAAGCCTTAGCTCAATCCCTTGGTGTGACTACAGGTGAGTTACGTACCATGGCAGAAAACGGTGAGTTATCTGCTGAGCGCGTAATCAAGGCCTTACAGAAACAATCCGCTGCAATTGAAGCTGACTACAATAAGTTTCCAACTACGATAGGTAATGCATTACAGCGTATCCAGACCCAATGGCAAATCCTGATTGGTACCATGGATCAGTCCACTGGCGCATCTGCAACAGTTGCACAATGGCTGGTAACTATTGCTGACAATATGGATGTCGTTGAACGGCTTTTAACCGATATTGGTAATGGTTTTATCTGGGTCGGTGATCAGCTTAAAAAAATTGATCCGGCAACTATCGAGGCTCTTAAAGAAGCCTTAAGTACTGCCTATGAAACTTTAAAGTCTTTAGTTGAATCACTTGGAGAGGTTTTTGGAACAGCTACTCAAGTTTTAGATACTGCACTTACGTCTATATTTAATTTCAATAGTGGCATAGACAGTGCCGTTGATAAAACAAATGGTTTTACAAAAGCACTTGAGGCAGCAGGTGTAGTATTTGCCTTATTTAATGACGGTTTTAAAGGCATAGCAATTGTTGTAAATCTTTTTGCTGGCGCTATGTATGAGGCTACTGGTGCATTTATGTACTGGAAGTCTAAATTTATGTTTGGTGATGCAAAAGAGGCGGCCTTTAAAGAATTTCAAGATCTTACCGCCAAAGCTCAGCAGCTTTATCATCAAGCAGATGAGTTGGCTATTAACCATGAAGTCCAGGTTATACAAGCTTTAGACAATATTGCGAAAACGCGAGAACAGAAGAATCAGGAGGCAATAGCCGGAAGTACTGCAACGTTTGCTGAGTTGATTGAACAAAGTAAGGGACTTAACCAGAAAACCAAGGAGTTAGCAACAGAACGTGCTGCGCTCGATACACAGCTGAACCAAGCTAGAAAGGATGGGAATCAGTCAACAATTGATGCCATTATCCAGAAATCTGGCGATTTAGAAAATCGAGAGAAGGAGCATGCCACCAGTAAAGCTAAGCTGGATAAAGACATGCTGGTTTCTGCCCAAGCTTATGCTGAAGCTGCCATTAAAGCTAATGGTGGGGTCATGGACGGTACCATGCAGGCTGATCTAATGACGAAGGGTTATATCGTTACTGTTGGTGAGGCAGGCAAGGTTAGCGTGGCGGCTTGGGAGGGTGCTGCTCAGGCTGCAGATAATGCAGCCAAAAAGGAAGAAGCTGTCAAGCTGGCCAAAGAGAATCTACAAAAGGCAGATGAGGCATATCTGGCTTTTCAGAAACAGTCCGCCGTTGAACGTGCAGTTCTGGAACAACAGATCGCCGAGGCTAAACGCACGGGTGATTTAAGTGCATTGAAATCTGCACAAGATTCCCTTCGGGGTATTGACCAGAAGGAAACGGAACTCGCCAATAACCGCAATGTACGTGCTGCGGAATTGGATGCAGCTAATTCCGGGTCTGGACAGGTGGCAGAAAATGCATATTCGAGAGCTTCTCTTGCAGCCAAGCAGCTTGGGGTAGATATCGATGTTGCGTTAAATCGAGTCTCTAAATCCTTTACTGAGCAGGGTAATAATGTCACTGATCTGAAAGGTAAGTTAGCTTCTGCAGGTATTACCGGTAAAGCGGCAGGAGATATAATTTATCAGTCTTGGTCAAACTGGTTACAGACGGCTAAAAGTCAAGCTGAAATTGATTATGCAAGGTCTAAGCTTAAAGAGTTTGGTGATCAAGGTCAGGTTTCAACGGGCCAAGTCGAACAGGGCCTAATTGCTATCAAGATGCAGGCTTTAGAACTACCGGATGATATTGATCCGGTGACAGAGGCGTTTAAACGGCTAGGCATTGAAACCAAGGAGAATTTAAAGCTCGCTGCTCAACAGGCTTTGATGGATTACATCACCGTCAGAGATAGCGGAAAGGCGACTGCTGAAGGTATCCAGAAAGCATATGAGAAGGCTGCTCAGTCTGCAGCAGCATCGGGTGATGCAGGTGTCATTGCTGCGACTAATGCTGCAAATGCAGGCCGCAATCTGGAAATCCAGATTGATGACAGCGGTCAGGCTGTAGTTAAAACCATGGATGACTGGACCAAAGCCAATAATCGGGTAGAAAGCTCAGCCAGTGCCATTGGTGATGGTTATCGTGAAGCTGGACGGGTCGCAAGAGAGGAGGCCAAATCCTCTACTGAAGCCTGGTCAGAAGCGCTTACTGCCATGCAGGGCAAGCTTAAAGCCTCTAAAACTGGAGTCATGGCTAAAAACGGTTATTCAGTTGATGAGATTGAGCAGCAGCTGACTGAAATGGGCTATAGCGGTAATGCCCGGCAAAAGGCTAAAGAGCTATTCGAGACGGCCCAACAGGGTCCGGGTGGTTATTACCGTTCAGCCTCTCATGAATATGCTGCGCGTTATGGTGTCTCTGCATACGACAACCAGAAACAGACCGGCAATTATATGTACATTGCCGAGCAGCTGGAAAAGCTAGAAGAGTATGCAGGCAAGTCGGGCAGTACTGGTTCCAGAGTCAATGTAAACAATCTGGCCCCGGACGTGAGCTATCCTAAAACCAGCACTCCAACTGCTGAGCCTTCACGTACTGTCATCAACCAGATCTCTATTAATGGCCGCACAATTAATGTCCCTGTGGATGAGGCTAATCAGGGCAGTTTTAATGATTTCCTGACTGAACTGGAAAGGATAAAAAAGAGTAGCTAATGAAATTAATACGAGTGTCTACATCAGAAACCGTCCCGCTTGAGGACGGTTTTTTATGGTCTGATGAATTTGAATGGAAGCCCATCGAGCAAAAACAGAGTCGGGCTATTGATGGTTCTCTAATTATTCAGGAGGGCCGTAAAAAAGCAGGTCGTTCAATTGTGCTGCAACCGGCAGATAACACGATGGGCTGGATCAGACGCCGTGATTTACGCACGGTTCAAGCCTGGTCTGCTTTATCTGAACAATTCATTCTGGCTTTTGAGTATCAGCACGACAGACGTGAATTTCATGTAATTTTTAACCATGAAGCCGGGGCTTTGGAAGCTGCTCCAGTGAAGGGAATTCCATCTGTATCTGACGATGACTATTACAACGTGACTTTACGTTTTATTGAAATGGGGGAGCTATACAGTGGCAATTGAAACTAAAAATCTGGTGCTCTATAAGTCCGAGCGCCTGAGCGATACAGAAGATGGTGGCGGCAAGTACTCTGGCCAGATAATTGAAGATGGCCAGAGTAATAACCTGTTTAATGATGTGAGTGAGCTGGACCGCACCATGGGTGATGTGTCACTGCGTAAACTGTTCCCCGCCGTGACAACGAATGATACAGACCTGCTTATGGGGGCTACGGTCTTTATCTCGGAAAACCCAAAAGATCCCAATGTCTCAGCTTTGCTGTTTAGTACAAAGTCATGGATCGATGAGCGCAAGTCCGCCCAGAACCGGATTGAAAACTATCTGGCCAAGGGTGGACAGATGGCTGGGATACCGCTCGATACCCATTGGCAAGGAATGTCATCACTTCAAACTGTAATGTGGCCACAAGAAGTTGAAGCATCAGTTGGCGATACGATTGTATTGATTTCGGATGAAGGAAAAGCCTTAGAGCGAGAACAATACGTCAGGATCACAAAGGTCGAGACACGTATTGCCAAAATGGTCATTGAAAAGGAGGATGTGGAGTATAAGATTGCAACTTATCAAATTAATGATCCGTTGGAAGTTGACTTCACTGGACTATCCGCCAGGCAATGGTACAACGGAGATAAGTCTCAAACGATTTTACGGGATACTATCGTAGCCGATACCGGCAAGTATTATGCATCCAGCAATCTCAAGTCTGCTGCAAAAGTCGGTGAGTTTACCGTAAATGCGGAAAGTATCTTTGCCCAGCTGGTCCCATCTGCCCAGACTGAAACGCCAATTGTGGATGTAAACGCAGCCGGGGAAAGTATAGTACTGGTACCGGGTAACACTGCTGCTATTACTGCAACTTACTCGACCACCATTGGTACCACTCAGAATCTGTATATCGGCTCATCTGTTATGCCTTCCAGCATGTCTTTTAACCTGTTTGGCCAGCAGATCACTGACCAGGGCGGACTGCTTAAAAACATGCAAGGGACACAAGTCGGAACGATTGATTACCAGCGCGGCGTGATCCAGTGGACACAAGCTGCAGGTGCAGGATCTGCAAACTTAAGTATTACCTTTAAGCCTGCTTCAGCACCCAACCAGTACTTTCAGTCGGAAACCCGGCCCGTCACTCAACAAAACCAGAGTGCCAACTGGACCGGTGTACTGGTACCACCACCCGCCCCGGGCAGCCTTTCAGTTTCTTATATGTCACAGGGTAAGTTTTATGAACTGAAAGATGACGGCTCTGGGCGGTTGTCTGGCTCGAGTGCTTCGTTTGGTTCAGGCAATATCAATTATGAAACCGGTTCCTGGTCTATTACGACGGGTGCCTTACCGGATGTGAATACACCAATTTTACTGTTATGGGGTACACCGCTGGCTACGTTTATACGCTCAGGTCTTGCGGTTGAACCGGCAGCATTCGAGTTTGATTTGCAGCAGGCGGGAATAGCCTCAGGAAGCGTGACAGTGAAATGGTTACTGGAAGGCGAACAGAAAACCGCAACCACGAATACGCTGGGCCAGTTTAGTGGCGATGCCACCGGTACCTTTAACTATGCCAGCGGTCAAGGCCGGCTGGTACCGAATAAACTGCCGCAGAAAAACACGGTTTTTACCGTCAATTATAGCTACGGGGCATCTACATTCCAGCAGATCGATAGCGTTATGCCGGTGGACCGGAAACTTAATTTCAAGATTGGTACCGGTGCAGCCATTCAGCCCAACAGTATTGAACTCAAGATACCTCTTACCAGCCAGCTGGGAAACGCTGTGGGCTCTGTCACGCTGACGGATATTCCGGTGAATGCCGAAGTCGGCAATCTGGTGGATAGCAAAGGTAAAGTACAGGGCACCATTGTTTACGCGACAGGTACTGTAGAACTTATTCCTGAAGCGACCACAACCCTTTACAGCAAGTCCTATGCACCCATTGAAATCTATAGAGCGGGGTAAGTTATGTCATTTTATTTACCGACCACTTCCAACATCAGAGAAGAAGTAGTGCAGCTGGGCGCTTATGCCGGTACATCTATTGAAGCCCGTTACAGGGATATTTCAGGCGTAAGTGCCGGGGTTAAACAGATTACCGGTGACAAGCTGCGCTTTGATCTAACCCAAGGCTTTGATGAGCAGATTCTATCCGGCGCGGTGCGTTTTATGCTAGGTACGGATACCTATCTGGACCGTACCGGTACCCTGGTACGCAATGTAAATCCAGCCAATAACAGTGGCACCAGTTCCGGCAGTATTCAATATGGTACCGGCAAAATCGAGATTGACAGCTGGACACCGAATACCGATAACCGCCTGACATTGCAGTCTCTCACTACAACTACAGATATGCCCCCGGTCAACCGTATCAGCTTTAGAACACCGGTCAGTCCGCTGCGTCCCGGTTCATTAACAATTGTCGTCGCCACACTGGACTTTGGGCAGCTGACATTGCGGGCTGATGACGATGGCATCATTGAAACCAGCCGGGCACATGGCCAGATTAATTACGATACCGGTTTTGTGGATCTGTTTTTTTATACCAAGACTGAAATTACTGAAAGTAATCGTACAGGAATTGAAGAGCAGGACTGGTATGACGTTCTGCTCGAGTACGATGAAGCTGGCAAAAGGTACATCAATATACCAGTATGGGTTGCGCCAGAAACTGTACGTTATAACGCGGTGGCTTATACCTATATCCCGCTGGATGCCGAGATTCTGGGCTTGTCTGCTACCCGTTTACCACTAGATGGTCGGGTACCGATTTATCGGGTGGGTGATATTGCTATTGTCAGTTCCAGCAAAATATTTGAACTGCCAGATCATATCGCTGGCCAGACTTATGAGTTGCCAGATCAGCGCATTTCATGGGCCGAGCTGGAAGATGCTGACGGGGTAAAAGTGCCATTTGATATGTACAGCGTGGACTATGACTATGGCAAGTTTACCTTGGGTGGTGACTTTGCTTTAAATGCACTGACCGCACCGTTGACCATGCGTTATCGCTACCAAGACATGCTGCTAATTCGGGATGTGCAGATCAACGGCCAGCTCACCTTCACCAAACCTTTAACGCATAACTACGATGCTGAGAACACCATTGTCGGTTCAGCGTTGGTCATTGGCGATATGCAGGCCCGTTCCACTGGTAAATTTGTACAGCAGTCTTGGAATAGTATCTGGTCAGATGAGGCCACTGGTGGGGCGATTTCAGCCAATTACAATGATGCCTTGTATCCGATTGCAGTTACAAATAATGGTGCAATTCAGGAACGCTGGGCACTTGTATTTACAAGTGATGGGACAGCCTTCCGATGTATCGGGGAATATTCGGGTCAGATTGGTACAGGGACTGTCAACACGGACTTTGCACCGATCAATCCGGTCACTGGAGTGCCGTATTTTGTGGTGAAAAAGGAAGGCTGGGGCAGTGGTTGGGTGAGTGGCAATGTCCTGCGCTTTAACACGGTCGCTGCAACATTTCCAGTCTGGGTCATTCGTACAGTGAAACAGTCAGAACCAACAGTACTGTCAGACCAGTTCCAGGTCATGCTGCGTGGTGATATTGATCGTGAAGTCTAACTTTGACCTAAAGTAATAATGCTTGTGTATTCTTCTTGCTATCACTTAAGCATGCAGATTAATCAAGTATCTTTTTTCTATAGACCGCCTAAAGCGGTCTTTTTAATGAGTAAATAAAAATGGTAATGAAGCAGACACAGACCAAGATGTTTGATTTTGCAGATATCGGCCTGGATTTCAGTGCAGGCTCAAAAAGCCTTTTTCCGGATCGTTTTAAAAAAATGCTGGCTCAAGGCTATAACACGCAAACTGTATCGAGTGTGGCAGTAGCAGGTAATCAAGTTACCTTTACTTATGGTGTAACGCATGGTTACGTGGCAGATCGTGTTTTAAAAGTCAATGCGCCTGAGCTTTCAAGCATTAACGGTGGTGAGTTTGTCATTGATAGTGTGACAACGCAGACAGTTACCCTAACTATCGATAATGCTCCGCAGTCAATCGCTGGAAATTTCACGACATATATTGCACCGCTTGGCTGGGATCTAGTCTATGAGCAAGACAATATTCAAGTGTATAAAATGCTGCATCTTGATGATTCATCTCGATATGTAAGGCTGTGCTATCAGAATGTGTTGAACTATCGGAACCGTATCGCAGTGTGCGTAGGCAAGTCTTATAATGCTGTAACAGGCTTTATCGATGATCCTTATTCACTTGAGGCAACCAGACAGGTAATGACACCAAATATAGTTGGCTTGCCTAGTTTTGATAGCTATGAAGCTACAGCAAGGTATAATAATTATACCTACAGCGAGGGTTATGCTGAGTTTGGTGTCGCATATATGGTAGGTAGCCCATATCACTTTTTATTATCAGCCTGTCATGGCAGTCGCTTATTTGATGTGTGGGCTATTTTACCCACAAGTATTACCAGTTGGGATCGCCTTGCCTATCCGATCGTATTCTGCCGGGCTTCAACAAAAGCTGTTAGTGCATCTAATGATAGCGATTACAGTCTTATGTATTCAAGTGGAGAAGGTTATCCACATGTGGGCAAGATTCGATGTCGATTTGATCGAGATACAGCCGTCAACCCAAATACTGCAATAACGTCGAACTATAGTTCTGCGGTTGCAAAAAGTGCTGTGAGTGATGTGATTGAACCATACATCACAACTATGTGTGAACCTTTCAAAATTTATGAGAATGCAACGAGTCAATTTTTGGGATATGTCTATGGAACCTATCAACCATATTATGCGAATGATGTTAACCATCCTGTTTTAACAAAACCTGCAAACCCTAAACTTGTTTCAGACATTGATTTGGACACGAAGGGGGTACTTATCGGCCATGGTTTCACTCTCACAAAGGAAAAAGCTGTTTTTAATTTGACACCAGTCGAGGAGATTAAAATTGTTTAAAGTTTCCCGTATTTTTTTTGGTGGCTACGCTCCTAATTATCAGAAACTTAAAATTAAGGGGTGGGTACTAATGAGACTACCTCGTCCAATTATTTCATCAAATACGGCAGATCAAGGTTTTGGTCAAATTAAAGGCTCAACAAAAAAGCTAGGTGTAAAGTATTTTGCTGTACCTGTCTGCTGTTTTAAACGTTCAGATAAGAAACTGCTTTGGGAGACAATCTCAAAGCCTGATGGTTCTTATGCATTCCGCAATATTGCAGTTGGCCTGGAGTGCTTTATCATCGCATTTGACCCGAACAGTCAATATAACGCTGTAATTCAAGATAAAGTGGTGGCCAAGTGATTGTACCTTCTTTAAGTGCCAGCCTTGCACAGCTGCAGGCACTGGCCAATTACATCGATCAAGGTAGCGCAAATGCTACCTTTGTTTTTTATAGCAACACCAAACCGGAAAATATTGCTGATCCTGCGGACAGCGCGGCAAAGCTGGTCACCTTGACCCTACCCAAGCCAGCATTAAAAAAAGTCAATGCTGATAGCGTGGAGCTCAACCAGACCGATGCTGCAACAATCATCAAGACCGGTACAGCCCAGTGGGCCCGCTTGTTTAATGGAGAGGGCAAGGCGGTAGCGGACTTTGCAGTGGGCACAGATATTACTTTGGCAAATCCAGAACTGGTGCTGGGCAGTACGCTCATGATGAATTCACTCATCTTAAGACCATCAATATAAAGAGGTGGGCATGTGGCGAACTATACCCCACCGGATGGGCACCAAGTAAATCTAAACTTTAAAGATTTGGTCACTGGCTCTACTGATCTTAATTTTGGTGCTGATGACCAGAATCTGGCATCACTGGATGCTGTTATTAATACGGCATTCTTTGCTAAGTTTGATGCGGTTACCGGTAGTAACGATGTATTGGATGCCTGGATTGCTACAGGCTTCAATGCTGAATTTAATGCAGTTACAGGCCAGTTTGCTCGGCTAGATGTCGTAGTTCAGACAGATTTTATTGCTGAATTTACTGCAACGAGAATTGATCAATACTGTGCTTTGAATGCAGTGATTCAAACTGGATTTAAGGCAAATATTGATGCGCTCTTTGATATCAACTTTATCCGGGGCGTAGAGCGCTACCTTACTGCCGAGTATCAGCGAGCCTTACCATGTTTAAGTGCAGTCGAAATTCCTTGGGCTAAACCAGTTTTACGGGCGCATCACAGCGCCTTTTATTTTGAGCACAGTTTAGGGTTAAGCAACCAGGCATTACTTGGCTTTGAAAAGGCTGCCTTGCTGTACCGCTCGGTTCTGCTACAGCATGAAAAAAGTACCGGGCTGGTCAGCTCTGCTGATTTCGTCTGGCAAGAGAATAAGCGATTAACTAAAACTCGAACCTTGGTATTTGAAGAGAGTAATAAGCTCAGGATTAACCGGACATTTGATTGGGTGGATCTAGTTCGCAAGAGGAAAACTTTTACTTATTCGCATCAAGTAGCCCACGTCTTTGAAAAGCATTTTACATTCGAGTGGGATAAAGGTCTTGAACTGATCACGACCAATAGCATTGCCTGGGATAAAGCCAAAGCCATTCATTACCGCAAGCATCCGGTTCAACCCTGGCCACAACCTGAGCTTCCTGAACACGTGGGCAGGACTGACCTGAACTTTACTTGCTTGTGCAGTGAACCAGATCCACACAACCTTATTTTAAACTTTGGCGCGGATGACTGTATCCCAGGACTGCCGCCAAAAAGCTGGTGGTATATCGTGAATGAATTATCCGTAAGCCGTCTGGACAATGGCCAGAATATTTTGGTCTATGATGGCAGTTATAGTACAGATCGCAGCCGCTGGTGCTGGTCATATAGCCTGAGCGTACCCGCATCTGAAATACCAAAGCTCGAACCGGTTAATGGTCAACCTGTGATTTTAAGAGTTATGGTGAATGGTAGCGAGCATCACATGCTGCTTGAAAACCGCAGCCGCTCACGTCGCTTTGCCGAAATCACTTATACATTAAGCGGCCGCAGCCAGTCCGCTTTACTGGACGCTCCCTATGCACCGACACGCTCATTTACCCAGGAGAATGAAAGGACCGCACGGCAGCTCTGTCAGGCTGAACTGGATCGAGTGAATAGCTCAACAACACTGCAGTGGGAGCTGATCGATGAGCTGAGCTGGATTGTCCCAGCGGGCAGCCTAAGCTATTCAAACATGACCTCCATTGCTGTAATCAAAATGATTGCTGAGAGTGCAGGTGGCTTTGTCTACAGCGAGAAGGGCAGCAATACTATTATCATCAAGTCCAAATATAAAAAGACCTTCTGGGATTCAATCACGGTTGAAGAATATGACCGGCTGATCCCTGAAAGTCTGGTCACAGAGCAGTCTACCGACTATGAGCCTTATCCTGATTATAACGGGATTACTTTGACCAATGACCGCTCTGGCTTAAGTGGCCAGATCAAGCGTACTGGCACTGCAGGTGATACTTTGCTGGAAACAGCAAACAGTCCACTGTTTACCGTTGAAAGCATGGGAGCATATGGCAAAGCAGCACTTGCTAAAGCCGGTATGGTCGAAACCCACACTCTAGTGATGCCGATTGGTCCGGATGTGAGCGAATGTGCACCTGGTGATTTAGTGGCATTTAATGCTGAATGGTGGGGCATCATTGATGTGGTGAACGTGTCATTCAATCATGCGGTGATTAACCAGAGTATTAAAGTGGAGAGCATCAATCGTGAGTAATCCATTACAACGTTTAATCGACTTATTGCCCAAGGCTCCAGAGTTCATTGGCACCATCACCTCAGCAGATCATCCCAATTATAAGGTTTTAGTGGTCGATGGTAGCGGACTGGTTCTGTGCACCAGCAGTACCAAATACGCCACTGGTACCCGGGTATTTGTATCTAACAATGAAATCAAGCGTCCAGCGCCTGAAGGCAGGGTTATACAGATAGAAATTTAAGAAAGCTAAAACAGTTTAAGCACCCTACGGGGTGCTTTTTTTATATCTAAAAAATGAGGAGGCTATATGCCTGATAGTGAGACTTATGGAGTAAGAGTCGAGAAAAAGCTCGATCAACTCCGGCAAGAAATGGGCGAACTGAATAACAACGTGATTCGATTGTCAGAACGCGATGAATATTATCGGTCACAAGCAGTAGCAAACCGACGTGATATTGATTTGCTGCAGGCAGATATGAACCAGGCCAAGGGTGGTCTTACCTTTGCAAAAGGACTTGGAGGTACCGCTCTTGCTGCTCTTGTTGCTTTTGGTGGGTATGTCTTTCAAGGCAATAGATCGCTTGAAAAAGATAATGCGCTATTGAATCAAAAAATGGCAATCGCTGAATCTAAACAGATCCGCATGGATACAGATCTGGCTGCAATGCGAAATCAAATTGACCAACAGAAAAAACTAACCTATTAAACGAGAATCAACCATGAAATTTATACCCGAAAACGTCACAAAATATCTATCTGTTAAGCTCCCTCTTCTGGGAGCTTTTTTATCACTGTTAGTTTTAATTCTGCAGTGGGCCCTGGATTATCAGATTATCCCTGTTGAATATCAGCTACTGATTATTAACTTCGTAATTCCTGCTTTGGCGTGGATTGGTCGTAAGATTGCCCAGCCAAATCTAAACCAGAACCAACCTTTAGGTTTTGTCACTGTGACAGCCGGCCATTCCAATGTTGATCCGGGTGCAGTTAGTGGCAAATTTAAAGAAGCCGAACTGGTAACTAACTTTCGTAATGCAGTAGCTTATTACTTAAAGAGCTCCGGTATTAGTATTAAAACGGATGGTGTGGGTACCACTAATAATCCATTGGCTTCAGCCATCAAGTTAATTAAAGGTTCTTCTGTTGCAGTTGAATTTCACTTAAATGCAGCTGGATCTAGTCAGGCAAATGGCATTGAAACTATTGCACTACCGAAAGACAAGAAACTTGCTCAAGATTTATCAAAGGCTGTAGCTACTGCTTTAGGTTCACGTTTACGTGGTGACAAAGGATGGATTGATCAAAGTCAGTCAGCACGTGGCAAGCTAGGTTTTATTAGTAATGGGGGCTTAATTGTAGAGTTAGGCTTTATTAGCAATGAGGATGAGATATCCCGTTTTAATGCTCGCTATTGGTTAGCTGCAAAAGCAGTTGCTGATGTGCTGATTGAATATGAAAATAATCATTAAGCTTTTAATGATGTGCAGTCTACTAATAGGCTGCACAGCTCATTCAATCAATACACAAATAAAAGTCAGTATCTGTGTGCAGTGTATGCAAGATTAAGCCCTGAGAAATCAGGGTTTTTTTAGTTTTTAAATTCCACTGTCAGGGGTAACCGCGACTCAGGTTACTGAAGCTTGATCCAGATCTTCCTTCTATCTATGGCTGTGCATCACGTTAAGTGTATGCACAGTTAATCGTTTTAGTGATAGATAAAATTAAATCTATAGAATATAAAAAATTATCTAGTTGTAATTGAAAAAATAATTAGTCGAAATTTTAATAAAAATGTAATTTTTTATATTTATTTTTATGGAGTGCTTAAATATAATCTTAAAAAATAAGCTGGTGAAAATTATCAAATGTTAAAAAAATTAATATTACTTTTAATCCTTATAGGGATAATGTTTTATATGGCTAATAAATCCAATAATGAGTATATTCTTGAGAGAAGAGCTCAGATTATGAATACAGCTCCTTTTCGTCTTCGCCAGACAATATTCACTCGGGTAAAATTTACGTTTACAGAAAAAACAGAGGGTGGCGCTACCCTTTCCCAAGAATAAATACCTCCAACATAAAGCTGGTCCCATGTTTTCACTTTTATCACCTACTTGATAATTATCTTAAGATTCAGTAATTGTTTTTAACTTTCTCCAACCATTTTTCATAAGCTGCAGTCTGCTGAGGGATGTAATCAAAATAATCATAGGTTCCCTGTTCACCAGACATAACATGTCCAATCATTAGCTCGGCTACATCACGAGAAGTGAAAGCACTAAAGTTTGTACGTGCTGTACGTCTCAAATCATGCAGTGTCCAATGGTTCATATGATAGTTATGATGCCTGCGTAGACGTTCCATGATGTTGCCAGGTAAAGCTATAGAAGCTCCATTTCCCATAGGAGTAACATCATTATCATTCGTTAAAAAGTAATCTGTATCGTTATGAGCCATTGCTTCAACAATTAACTCTTCCATTTCGGGGAGAATTGGTCGAATTATTTCACGCCCTGTTTTTCTGCCGACTTTATTATTATCAACTGGCACGACCCAAACCTTGCGCTTTAAATCGAAATCCTTCTTCTTGGCACTTCTCAGCTCACCATTCCGGCAACCAAACATTAAACACAATTCAAGAATATCTTATTTTTTTGTAGAGTCTTGGATTCATCTATAGCCTTCCAGACCATACTTATTTCTTCATCAGTTAAAACGCGCTTAACCCGGTTCTTCTCTATACCTAGATCTTCTTTGGCATATATATCTGACAGAGGATTAACTTCTATAAGCTCTCGTTTCTTTGCCCATTTTAAAACTTGCTTGGCATTTGTAAGAACGCGTTCTGCAATTGATGGTATCTCTTCGGCCAGATCTTCAAGAATGGCCAGCCACTGCTGGAGTGTGATTCGATCAATAGGCAAATCGCCAATTTCAGGTAGAACATGCAACTCAAATGAGCTTTTAATATCAGCAGCGGACTTCTTCTTTTTTAAACAATAACTCTCATACCAATCATTAAACACATCATTTAATGTGCTGGCATCAATATATCTTTGCTGCTGTACACGTACCTCAACCTTAGGATTTTGTCCTTGATCCAGAAGAGCTCGCATTTCATGAGCTTTCGCTCTGGCATCTTTGAGTGACAGGTGAGGGTAGGTTCCCAGATCTAAACGTTCAGCTTTACCTGCAAACCTATAGCGTAACTGAAAAACAATTTTGCCTTTAGGTGAGATCCGTACACTCATAGAGTCCCGATCAGCAACCTCTTCAACCTTGTTGCGAGCCTTACCATTGTTGGCTTTTAGCCAAGCCTCACTCAAAGACAT